TATGATGGTGAGTATACAGTCAACACGAACTACAAGCAGTACGAGCTTGAACAGGCAGTGCGCGACGGTATGCTGATGTTCCACAACGTCACGGATGCGGTCGGCGGCAACGTCGTCGGCGATACGCGTCTCTTGACGGACATCAACACGTTCACGGAGTTTACCAAGGCGATGAACCGCGATTTTGCGCTGAATCAAGTCATCCGCGTACTCGATAATGCGGCTCTCGATCTCAGCCGGTTGTTCAATCGTATTTACCTCGGCAAGGTGCAAAACGACGCAGACGGGCGGCTGTCGCTCTGGAAAGACGGCGTCGCGCTGCTTGAGGAGTATCAGCGGGTGCGCGCGATTCAGAACTTCCGCGATGCCGACCTGCCGATTCCGTCGCAGGGCGAGGAAAAGACAGCGGTGCTGTGGACGTTTGAGATTCAGCCGACGGCGTGTATGGAGAAACTCTATTGTACGATTTTGATCAGCTGAAAAAGGAGGACTGAATATGGCAGGAATCAGCGCAATTCGGACGATGCTCGCGAAGGACGTCATTTCGGCGAAACTCGCGAGCGCGTACATCACGGTCGGGAGCGAGCGCAAGCTGCTCTTTCAGGCAAAGAGCCTTGAAGCGACGATTGAGAAGGAGAAGGAGGAAGTCCCAATCCTCGGTCGGCTGCTCAAAGGGAACAAATCCGTCGGAGGCAAGGGCAGCGGCACGCTGACGATTTACAAAAACACGTCCCTGTTCGACGATATGATATTGAAGTATCTCAACGAGGGCGTAGACACGTATTTCGACCTGCAGGTCGTGAACGAAGACCCGACGAGCGAGGCGGGCAAGCGGACGGTGATTCTCACCGACTGCAACATTGACAAGATAACGGTCGCGGCGTTCGACGCCGAAGGCAAGTGGCTTGAAGATGAGATTGCCTTCACGTTCGAGGGAATCAAGGTGCCGGAGAAGTTCAAAGAGCTCGACGGCATGAGGGCGTAAAAAGGCATAGAAAAAAGCCGTTCCAGAGCGGAGCGGCTTTTTCTATGAATAGAGCAAAGCATCTAGTTTTGCATCAAGTTTTTCCATGAATGCGATATATTTCAGCCACTTGGGGATGGTTTTGATGCAGTCCTTCAGCGTAGGATTGTTAAGGTGATAGGAATCGTCTTCACCGGAACAATATTGCATTCGACAAAATGCTTCACCGTGACGCACTTCTACAAAATAGGATGCCCCTTTCTGCATAGCAAAGGTTTCGGCTTCTTCTAAGGTGGAGAATAACCTTGTCGCTCTTTGTGCACCGGTTCTTTTGACCGCAAACACATCGGGTTCGCGCCATAGGTTGATTCTGCCAACGAAACCGACAGTGTCATACCATGCTTGAAAATCGTTGCCGCCAGTACGTTTAAGGTGAAAATCACCGGGCAAATGCGCAGCCTTTTCTCTGAGGGCATCGAAAAATTCGGTTTCCTCTGCGTTCAATGGTACTTTGTCGATTCCTTCAAATTTCAGCATGTCCAATCCTCCTAGAATCTTTCTGTTTTGGAAAAATTTTTCTGTGGACAGCAGAATTTTAAAAAGGAGGATCGTCAGGATTAAACGTATTGTATTTTTGAGAGGCGTCTTCTAAATCGTCATCTAAATACTCGTCGATGAATTCGCTGATGTTGGAAGAGGTATTTGTTAGTGTCCAATATAGTTCGTCTATTTGTGTAATGGAATCTTTATTTGCGACATAAGAAAATTTGTCATTTAGATAAATAAATAAGGCAATATCTACATCACCGTTATTTGATATCCATTTTGACAGAAGATATCCTCCTTCCTTATATTCAGCAAAATAAGATCCATGGACAGATATTTCATAATCAAGGTGAGGGAAATTATGATTTTTGAATAGAGCCATATGAAACGGTGTATCAGATGGGAACATCATACGGTCATCTGCAGCTTTATCTAATGGAATCCATTTGATGTGTTTGTTTTGAGTATCAATAGTTAATTTTTCTACTAAGGCATGTAGTTTTGATTTTGAACCTTCATTTTTAAGTAATAGCTCATCGAGCGTTATGTTAAAAAACTCGGCGAGTTTATTCAAGGCTTTTGGGTCGTTTGGGACAACATTCTTGTTCTCATAATAACTAATGGCACGTTGCGTGACTCCGAGTGCTTGCGCCACATCAGTTTGCGTTAGATTATGTTTTTCACGTAACGCTTTTAGTTTTTCGCCAAATTGCATATGAATCACTCCTTTTTACAGTATACGAAAAAATCTATACTTAGTAAAGGGGATGATAAAATATACAAAAACGTATTGACTAGAAAAACAATATAGGTTATTATGTGTATATCGAACGATGAGGAGGTGAGGAGAATGAAAATCGTCAGACCGAATTTGCGCTTAGGGCAGCGACTTGGAGGGGTTGTAAAAGGACATAGTTCGATGAACGGCATGACAATAGCTGCGTACATCGGAAATCTAATCTACGATGACCTCAAGAAACGCTATCCGGAGCTCATGAAGGACGTGCCAAGGTCAGAAGCGTACATTCCGCAGAATTAAAAAGACAGCCCTAACTTCTTGGCGGAACTAGGCTGTCTTAAAGCAAATCCGAAAGGGACTTGATGGGTTCATTATATCATAGTCCTTTCGGAAAAGAAAGGAAAATACAATATGAAGAATGAATTACAGATTTTCAAAAGTGATGAGTTTGGGCAAGTTCGGACAGTTCTGATCAGTAACGAACCGTATTTTGTCGGTAAGGATGTAACTGAAATCCTCGGATATGAGAGGACAACCAAAGCCGTTGTTGACCATGTTGACGAAGAGGATCGTCAAATGATAGACGGAACTACTCAGTCCCAAATTGGGATTGAGTTGGGGCAACGTGGCGGATGGGTTATTAATGAGTCCGGTCTTTACTCCCTCATTCTCTCCTCGAAGCTCCCCACGGCGAAGAAGTTCAAACGTTGGGTAACCGCCGAAGTCCTCCCCGCAATTCGTAAAACAGGGAGCTACACCGCAAAACCTAAGTCCGACGCCGACATTCAACAGAAACGCGCTGATGCGATGGAACGCAATTCCCGCGTACGGATGGCGAACCTGTTCATCAAGCTCGCTGACCGCACGAAGATTGCGGACTACAGAGAGGTCTGCAACGCTAAGGCGGCAGAGGTACTCGCAGGTTATGAGATTCTTCCGCTCCCTACGGCAGAACGTCGCACTTACTCTGCAAAAGAAATCGGAGAGATGTTCGGCATCTCCGCGAACAAAGTCGGCAAGCTCGCCAATCAGCACAAGCTCAAGACGGCGGAGTACGGCAAGCTGTTCTACTCCAAGTCGGAGCACAGCGTGAAGGAGGTCGAGACGTGGCGCTACTATGACAGCGTCATTCCCGTATTTGAGAAGATTTTTGGACGGGAGGCGGCGTAGTTATGACGGCGGTAGAGATGGTGCTTGAACAGCCGATTCCTAAGGGTGCGGAATTTGATGGACTTTGCTCCATCATTGATCTTCATAACGATGATCGGTCGTGGGAGATTACGAAAGCCTACAACTACGGTGTTATTATGGGCAAGCGCATGGAGCGTGCCCGCCGCAAGCGCAAAACAGTATAATCACAACGGAGTCAGTCGACCCGCTCATTATTGGGCGGGTTTTTATATGCCCGAAAGGGCGTCTATCATTAAGGAGGAATAACACAATGGCAGATTCACTCAAGGCGTTTCTCGCGGAGAATGTCGTCAAGAAGGAGCCGGTCGGCTACGTTGCGTCGCCGCGTTTCATGGTGGACGGCGAGCCCGTCGAATGGAAGCTGCGCGTTTTGACGAATGACGAGATGGACAAGCTACACAAGCGCCATACGAAGCGCGTGCCGATGAAGGGAACGCGCGATTTCAAAACCGAGTTCGACAACGAGGCGTTTGCGATGGACATGGCGCTCCAGAGTATCGTCTATCCGAATCTCGACGACGCCGAACTACAAGACAGCTGGGGCACAATCGGCGCAGAGGATACGCTCAAAGCAATGCTCACGCCGGGCGAGCTCACCGACCTCTACAGCGCCGTCGCGCAGGTCTGCGACTTCGAGGCGGGGATGGACGATAAGATCAAGCGGGTAAAAAACTCCTAAAGGCGGGGGACTGGGATACTCATGTGGCATATTTCGCACTGATTAAGCTGCATAAATTACCGCATGAGGTCTTT